CCATCGTTTGCTGAAAAAGCCTTCAGTGGCTGCGGAGGCTGTGTCAAATTTTGCTCTCCAGTGTTCTAACTCTTGCAATTCTGCGATCTTTGATGGGTTATTCAATCTTAATTTAAATGAGATCAAATCTTCATTTCTATAACCAATCGTATACAGGTGAATAATACCAATTTTTTCAAGTTCTGCAATGACTGCTCGTTGAAGTCTTTGGATCGTTCTTGCAAATCGAATGTCTTTTTGTGCGAGAGTTGTTTTATCTTCTTCGGCGCCCTCTCCTCTAAACAAATAAGCCTGAGGGACTTTTAATGCTGCGAATAATTTATCTTTGAGATATTTGATGTCGTCAATATCTCCAGTATAAGAGCCACCGGGCAAAGCTTCGATTTTCGAAGAAACGCCGCCCCGAGTTGGGACAAAATAGTCTTCCTCAATACTAAGCGGGTTATATCGAAGGTCGACGCGTCCAGTTGAAGAATCAACAACTTGGTTTCTTTTCATCTGAGTCATAACTTTTTGCATATACTGCTCGACGTCTTCTGGGTTTACGCCTCCGACGTCGATATAAAAAACTCTTCGCTCGGGAGATCGAACAATACGATAAGCCATCACAGCATCCTCAAGCAGTGTTAATTGTCTCCAAACTCTTCTAGACGCTTCGAGCACCGATGTGCCATAAGGCGCATATTTGTCTTGGCCGAGCACTCTGAAGTGTGCAACTTGCCAATTTTCAAAGGTCAGGCCGCCGGAATTCCATTGATATTGCACATAATTTGGGTTGGTTTTATCCTCTCCTTCGAGTCTTTCTAACTCTCCAGATGGAATTCCTATAATATTTTGGATACCCTTTTCTGCGTCTAAATCCAAGTAAAGGAAAAAGTCACCAAACTTACACATTGTTCGACACCAGCCAAAAAGATTGTGTTCTATATTCAATACCTTGTTATATAAGTCGTGAAGAATCAGCTTAATTTCCTCATTGGGACAAGAAATGTTTAATAGAGGTTGCAAATCACTCGATGTTGACATTTCGTCTGCATAAATGTCTAAAGCGGAGGCGATGATTGGTTCATATTCCATCTGATCAAAATCCCCATATCGTTCAACACGGTTTTGATTTGCCAAAAGATTTGAAGTTAAATTTTCAAAAGTATCATACGAAGTTTTTTTGAAGTGTTTGCCACTAGCAGAGGTAAAATTGTCTGCCCATTTATCTAATTGTCTTCGCTTGTTCCGCCTGGGAATTTGCTTTCTATAGTTTACAACTGGACCTGACAAAAGCCGAGTCAGTTGTTTAAACAGACGTGAATCTGGATTTCTAGGATTTCGTGAATTTTTTATTTTCTTTGACGCCATTAATATTAACCTTTATATAACCACATAAACTTTTTCATTTCTTTTTCTTTTTCTGGATTTGGCTTGTTTGTTGGCTTGTGGCCGCGCATTCCAGGAATAGTAGTATTTATGGTGGAGTTTGATTTTATCATAGAATTAAGCATTGCTTCTTTATATTGTGTTTCTCTCTTTTTTTCTGCAAAAGCGGTATCACGGACCCAACAACCAATAGAAAGTGCCATAACAAGATCATCGTTATAACCTCTCATAGCCAGTGGTTTTCCGTTATTCCAGATAAATGTTTTCATCTCATTATACAACCTTGAAGAAGGAATTTTAACTAAATTGTTTCTAATAAATTCTTCCATCTTGGCAATTATGATTGGTCTTGTTTTTAAAGATGTCGTAAACCCTGCCACAGATGAATTATGAGTTTCGGCAATTATTTGATCGACATACTCATGAGTTGACTTAATCGAATAATAAATATTCGGGTAATTCATGTCTTTTAATTTTTCCAAGACTGAGAATCCTACCGAATTGTTTTCTACGACAGCAAGGCAATCGCCATATTGTTTTCCAGCGTCATAAATAAGGCGTCCGAAAACGTCTGGAGTTACTTTTCCTTGGTATTCTCCAACAATTTCCATGGTGTCTAAATTAAAGATATGAAAAACTGAGTTATCTTTTCCATCGCCACGGGCGACATCTGCAGAAAGCAAATAAGTATAGTCTGAATTATAGTTTTCCCATATCCAAAAATTTCTGTCGAAGCCAACTCTATATTTTGGTTCGCGGAGGTCTTGTTCTATCCTTGTAAGATCATCGGGGTGTATAATTGTTTCACCGGACGTGTTAAAATTACACTCTAACTCCTGGGCGATCTGGCGCCTTGACATATTTTTGGTTTCTTTCTCGAACCAATCTTGATCTCGATCTGGGTGGACATCCCACATTAGTTTTGTTGGGTGGAAATTATTATTTTTTTGGTCTGCTTCAACATAGTGTTTGTGAAACCAGTTTCCGACACCATTCGGAGTGGAAAGCGCAATACAACGACCTCCAGTTGAAAGAGTAGGATACAGCCCAGTCCAAAGTTCATCTAGACCGTCGACATGGGCGGCCTCGTCGATAACAAGTAGTGAAAGAGCTTCTGAGCGGCCGGCATCGCCGGAAGTTGAAGAGGCTTTAATCTGAGAGGCGTTTGTCAGTTCAAAAGAAGTTCTGTTGTCAACGGAAACCTCTGCGATTCGGATCCAATCAGGAAGATTTTTTACAATCGCTTTTACTTTTTTAACCAAGTTTCCGGCAGTTGTGAATTTTGTTGCCATAACGAGAACATTCTTGTCTCTGTGAAATAGCATCATCCAAGCAATATAGGCGGCCGTAATAGTTGAGATACCTAGTTGCCTCGCTTTCAAAATAATGTTGAAACGGTGATCATTAAAATCATTTAAAAGTTCACCCTGGTAGTCATATATTTTAAAAGGGATTAACCCATACATTGGGTGAGAAATTTTTGCGTAGTTGTCTATAAAATAAACAGGGTCTTTACCGCACTTTATTATTTCCTTTGTGATCTCTTTTTTTGTAAGTTGATATGACATTTTTAATGTGACACATTGTTTTTTCCAAGCGAAAGCCAATCTTTAATAGCGTTGTCAAGACGTTTCTCATCACTAGGTTCCCTGACTGAAACAACATCTTTAAGACCGCCAACATCATATATACAAGAAGCCTGCACAGAACAGCGTACGCGACTGATATATTGTACCAAAATGTCTGCTTCTCCAACCTTTGTCAATGTCAGAGCATCACCAGTCAGACTTTTATATTCTTTCTTCAAATATTTAACAATATCTTTAATTCTGGACGTTATATCATTTTCAAACTTGTTTCTATCATGAGTATCTTTTAGTCTGCATTCCCCTTGATATTTGAGTACCAGTTTGTCACCCATAAAGCTAACATTAAAACCGTCCATAAGTCTAGAGTCTAAGACTACATCACCCTTTTCTCTGGTTAGACCTGCTTTTCTAGCTACGCCATCAGACGAAATCTTTTCGTCGTGGGCGCCGTCGTAAGCATTTGCTGCGGCTTGATGAATGCCTTTTAATACATCGTATACTGTTGCCATTATTGTTCTCCTGCAATGTGTTGTTTAATAAATAGTTTGTGGTTCCGCTATTATACCGAATGCTTACCACCTTTCTTAAGCTCTCCGCGATCTTCCATGGAATAAGCGATTGCTGCGGCCTGTTCTTGTGATTTTCCTTCTTTACCAACCAGATGGCCAATTTTTTTTGAGACGCGTCCTTGTCCTTTTTTTGTGACCTTGGTTTTTTTCTTTTCTTCCATGGGATATTCTGCAAAGTCACTTCCTGGCTTACCTTTGTGTTTTTTAGCTTCGGCTTCTGATTCGAATAAAGCTGTCAATTGCTTTTTTATCATCTCGACCAAATCTTGTTTTGTTATTCGTTCGTCAATAAGACTGTGGCCAGGGTCTGTCGGGGTTGTTCTGGTTACCGTTGGGCCGTGTTTTATTTTTATGTCTGGGTTTCCCATGGGATTAATTACCGGTTTCCAATTGACCGAGAGCATACGTTCTTTTTCTGCTGCGTCTGCTAGAGCTTGATCAAGTGCTTGCGCTTCGGATTCTGGTAATTCTGCGGTGGGGGCGAGGTGCGATGGATATGGAGTATCAGGAAAATGATGGGCGGCCATGGCTGCAAGATCTTGAGAGACCATGGGTTCACCTGGGTCTTCTGCGGCGCTTAAATCGATGGCTGGGTCTAAGACGCTCATTTGGCGTGAAGGGCTTTCAACACCTAACCACTCTTCTGGTGGCTCATATGCATAAACCTCGCCAGAACTTGTTGTTAATGGTTTCGCTTTTGGGATCCAGCGATCCTCAAGTTCTTCTTTAATTATCTTTATCAAATCTTCTTTTGTTAATTTCATCTTTATTGGGTCTCCAGCCGGAATTCCAGCGTTCTTCTCTTTGATCTACAAATTCCATGTAGCACAAATAACAACAAGAAAATTTAGTCATGTACATATTATCTTTAATATCAAACGAATAAATTTCGCAGACTGGGCAATTCCTGTCGCTCTCTTTGTTAAGTAGTTTTTTACTGATTAAAAACCCGTCTTTTTCGACCTTTTCAACTTTCTCTCTAGTTTGATCTTCTTTTTCTAAAAGTTTCTTAAGTTGTTCTAAATATTCTTTTTCTTTGTCTTCATCCCAATTTGATCGAGGATGCTGAACGGCTTTTTCACCGTACTTCTTGGTTATTGCTCGTTCAAGTTTTGCTATTGTATTTAAATCTCTCTTTTTTGGCATGCCTTTATATTATACAGTATATTGGCGCCAATGTTAAAAAACCCACCCAGTTTCCCAGGTGGGCTCAGTAACTTAGTAGTTGTTAAAACCACTTTTGAGGGCGACCTTATTTATCAGACTTCTTGTCTAATTCGGCGCGGAGTTCATTAATTTGTACCTGTTGCTCTTGCACGGCTTTGATGAGCGGCATTACAAACGCTTCGAATGATACACGTTGACGGCCGTCGGGATCAACGCTCCAACCACCAAAGGTTTCACAGCCGGCTGTATCGAGTGCTTCTTTTACTTCTTGAGCAATAAATCCGTGAATTGTTTTGCCTTCACCCATGGGCGTCGTATCCTCTGGATCATATGCTGTCCATTCTTTAGGAAATTCACTCGGAGACTTGTGACTATATGTTACAGTCCTCAAGTTGCTGATGAAATCTAAACCAAGAGTGTCATCTTGGATGTCAGTCTTCTGTCTCATATCTGAAGAATGACTCCAGGTTGCGTCAGCGTTGAAATCATTTTGTATGTGACTGTTAGCATTACCGATGTAAACACTGTTGTCAAGATCGGTGCCTGTGAGGTTGTTGCCAATTATAATCTGGTTCGTTGCTGTGGCATCATAGATGTCACAATTGAAACCAATGACTGTGTTCTCGACGGCCGTTGTGGCCGTGTCTCCGGCGGTGGCGCCGATAAACGTGTTTGAATGCGCAGCACCTCGGAGAAGAAGGCCCGCATCGGATCCTAATCCTGTGTTGTTGTTTCCTGTAAGCTTTGTTGCTCCAACGCCCTGGCCGGCTTGATTTCCAACAAATGTACACCCTGTTGCAGTGGTAATAAACTGTCCTGCTTGATATCCGACCGCTGTATTGCCGCACTCTCCGATGGTTCCGGCTTGTGCAGTAAGCGCCTTGTAACCAACAGCAGTGTTTTGATCAGCGTCATCGTCGGAGTCGAGGGCTGCATAACCAAT